TTGAACTCATATTTAAATACATTTGTGTTTCTAGCATGATTTGATTTGATGCTAGAATCTACAACTCTATTTGCAACTGTGATATCATTGTTACTAATAGTATTGTAGGAAATAATTTCCTTATTGATCAGTAAGTAACCAGTATTTGCGGCACCAACTGGTGATCCTTCAAATGTAGCAAACGCAGAACCATCAGCAACTTTGACAATAGTTGTATCATTATCAACTGCTGCAGTAAGTGTGGTTGGTTTTACATCACTTTGTACATCATAAACTCTAAGTTTATTTGTACTTGCGTGCATACCATGATTGTGGTGATCAAACAGCATTGTTAGACCATCTCTAATTGCATCATTAGTAACTGCAGTTGGAGCAGTCATATTAGCACCAACTCCCGCACTATTAAAGTAAGTATATGCAACACCAGCGGAGATGTTAGAGTCAACATCATCAACAATAAGTAAGTTTGTTGTTGATACAATTCCAACTGTTACTCTTACTCCAGATCCAGTTGCACCAATTGGATTAGCAAGAAGAAGATCTCCAACTGCATATCCAGATCCAGCAGAGGTGACATTGATTGAAGTGACCGCACCACCACCAACTACGACTGTAGCAACAACAGAACTTCCAACTCCAGTCAGAGGTGTAAATTCAACTCCAGTAAATGTTCCATTTGTAAGTCCAATTCCAGCAGAAGTGAGTGTTAATGAATTTGTATTTAAACCAAGTGGACCACCAACTGATACAATCTTACCGCTATTTGCACCCTGTCTGATTTCATTACCAGCAACAAATGTTGTGGTTGTATCGGCAATTGAAACTCTTTGTCTCTTAGAATATGCTGTGACTGGGTTGTTCTTTCTGATTCTTCCAAGTGGAAGTTCACTATTGTAGAAGATAACAGAGGAAGGAGTATTGGTTACAAACTTCGCTTTATTGAGTTTAAACTTAAGGTCTTCCAACTGACTTGGAGTCCAAGTAGACTGGTTTTGGGACTTAAACAGAGATCCAAGATATGGTTGTCTATTATAGACTGCTTTGAGAAGAAGATCTTCTTCACCCATTCGAGTGATGAATGTCAAATACTTCTCTGTTGGTGCAATCAGAACCAGAGAATACTCATATCCTGACTGAAGATATACGGGAGAGTTGAACTTGAAGTTAGTTGCAACGCTGCCATCATCAGATGTTTTAATATCTGATGGTTCAATATTTACTTGACCAAATGGCACAACAGTTGTTGTTGGAGTACCATCTCTCATAGTTCTGATCTGAACCGTTACTGGAATAGTATTGTCCTTAGTCTTAAAGAACAGATCACCACCAGTGATAAAGACTCCATCAGACTTACCATCAGTATCAACTAAGAATGATTGAGCAAGGGGGTCATACCATCCACCAAAAGTGGTTTGTTCTTGGGTGATAGTTTCTCTTGTGAAATCTTGAGTAATTCTTGAAATTGGTTGATCTGTGCCAATTTGTCTTCTTTCTACTTCTGGTGTTTTAATAGAAAGAGTTTGTTCTTGAACATTTTTGGCATATCCAGTTGCAACATAATCAGTCTCTGCAGAACTTTCACCTGGATCGAGTTTGGCTGGATTGGAAGCAACTGTTGTCAGTCTGATTGTATTTGTTCCAGTTGTGAACTTAGGATTTGAAGCGATCTTAGGATCTGGAATATGAAGTGAGAATCTTAATTCACCTTTTTGATCCGTAACGAGATCTGTTCCTGTTATTTTTGCTTCAGCAGTGCCAGTTAAGTTAACAAGAGACATTCCCTTCTTAACATATCCAAGATGGTCTGGTCTTACTTGACTTGCGAGTCCAGGAAGATCAAGATTCAATTCTGTAGAAGTTCCAGAATACGAAGAAGATTTATTTGCTAATTTCTTTGCTGGTTTATTGAATGGTCCTTCTTCATGATCATGAGTGGCAAGACGGAATCTAATACTTGCTGTTCCGGATTTATATCCACCAACATTATCAACAATATCACCAGTTTTAAATGATCCCCTAACCATTTCAACTTTCAATTCTTTTGGAGTCGCATATTCATTCATGTCAACATTTTCCATGAAGACATAATATCTTGTATTTGGTTTTAGTCTCTTAGCAACAACTTCCAGATTTCTTGTACGACAATTATGTACAACATCAACACCTACAACTCTTTCTCCAAGACTAATTCTTTCTTCACCAGCAGAAAGTTGGAATCCAAAAGTTCTTTCCGTTCCAGTTTCCTGAATAGTTTGAAGTCTTTCACGTTGAAGAGTTACATTATCAGTTGTAACTCTACGAATTGGTGGACGACCACCTCTTCTTTGAATCCTACTACGGACTCTTTGTCTATCTAATTCTGTATCCGTTATTTGTTCATCAACAACTTCACGACCAGTCCATGTCTGTTCTGAAGAGTTCCAGAAACTTGCAGACATACCACCATTTTCACGGTCTTCAACACCAAGAAGATCTGCCATTCCATTAAATACAGAATCAACTCTAACAATGTCTGGAGTTGGGAGAACCACTTCTTCAATCCAGAAGTCTGAAGCAGGATTCAGTTCAATAGCACCAGCAAAGAGTGCAATGTGGAATGGATTAAGGTTTTCAGTTCTTGTTGCTAGAGGTTGTTCGACAAAAGTTACTTCTTCGAATGCAAGAGTTAAACCAGTGCCATTTCTAGTAACATTGCTGTCAGCAAAGTCTTCCGCCCAACGATAATCTGCATTTACAGGATCTGCTGCTGTTGAAACAGTTTCAAACTGAAGTGCAACATTTCTTTCTGTGGATCTTGGACGACACTCTCCACGCTCCATATCAATATCAAAGAATGAATCACCTTCTAAGTTGTGGGATTCGTGATTTCTGAAGTTATCAACAAAGAATCCTGACTTAAATTTATCTAAACCTGTATTTGGATCTTTAATCGAAAGGTTTTTTGTATCAGTTTCAAGTAATGAGAGTGTTGTATAATTTTCAAGATTTTTAACTCTATGCTCAAGTCCACCAATATCTCTCATAGTGAATCTCTTATGAGAAATCATTCTCAGTTGAGAATCATAAGTTGCATTACTCATATAAGGTTGCATTGAGATCACACCGACCTCAAATCCTTCACTATTTGCAACAGGTGCCTTTGGATATTCTGAAGGTTCACCTTCTTTGAGTTCGAATGCTCCTTCCTTAGTAAGATAAAGTCTATCTATTCTTCCAAGATAATATTCATAGTCAAGTACAATAGTTTTATTTGTTACTGCTGTTTCTGATCTTGTGGATGCAAAAAGTCTAGATTCAAAACTAAATGGAGAATTTGTAGATGTAGATGGATCGTATACATCTACTCTTGGTCTCAGATCGATAAAGTCAGATGCTCTTTTATCGAGAACAAGTGGAATTTGACTCTTATAATCAAGAGAATTGTAACTATTAACAGATTCTACAGTTCCTGTGCTTTCATCTGTTGAGAAGAAGTCAAAAATAATTCTTATTTTTCTTGTTGGTTCTGGAGCGTCAGACTTTCTAGTAATTCTTGCAAAATCGCAAAATTCTTCTCTATGACCGTCATCAAAAATATAATTAGAAGTAATATTTCTATCACCAATATTAACTGTATTGAGGATAGCAGTAATCCCAGACTCACTTAATGCGATTTGTTCTTCTAATTCAAATGTCTTATCATTTTCATACACAAAATCCAACTGTGTGCCACTAACGATACTTACAACTCTAGCAACTGCTCCAGAAGAAGCTCCAATAAATGTTTCTCCGATAATTGCATTATTTGTAAATGTATCACTCTGAGATGAAACAACAATTGAAGGTAAATCTGGATTTGCAGTGTCATTCGACTCAAATATTCCTAGAATTTCAAGAGCATCAGGAACATTTAAGGAAATTGTGTCATCTTGAACTCTAGTTCCATACACTGCACTGAATGTCAGTCCATCATTAAAGGTTGTAGATCCAATACCTGCTCCAGCATTTTTAGACCTGTCTATGATAAGATCAGAACATCTAGTAACAGTTTTTACCTTTGATGTTAATTTAGTTCTCTTTGCAGTTACAGTTAATGTTGCATTTCCAGTTCTTGACAGATTGATAATAGTAATCTGCTTTAAATCTGCACTAATAGTTACTTGAGAACTTCTAATAAGTTCTTTATGTCCAGTTTCCCAAGTTAAGATATAATTATTCTCAGTAAATGGTTCTAAAATTAAATCATTATCCCCAAGATCATTTATATTGAAAGAGAAAGAAGTTCCTGTTACATTTCCAGTAATTTGCTTTCTTACAATATAGTTACTATCAAGTAAATTTATAGATGATACAAATGGATTTTGCAGACTGATAATTTTTCCTGCATCATCTGCTTTTTCGAGGAATGGAACAATTACATCAAAGTCGGTAACTGTTATAGTTGTTCCTGGTAATGTACCATCACAGACACCTGCAACAGAAGGAACTGCTACAAGACTTAATGTACCACTATCGACACCAGAGGCAACTCTGTTGAAAGTTGGAAGAGTTCCACTTGGTTTTGAGTATCTAACAATATCACCTACTTTAACTAAAGAACTAAAATTAGATACACTAGGTGAAGTAGCAACACCATTAGAAGTAATTGAAAATTGACTCGATTCTGTAAATGATTTCTTATCACTAATCAGTGCAGTATTTGCAGCAAAGGTAGATAAACCAACAGTTCTACCGATTGACTTTACATCAGAAATATCGTGATCTGAAAGTGCTGTGATATTTCTACCTACATCAAGTCCATCAATTTCAATTGGTTCATTAAGTTGGAATTGACCACTTACATCTGTCAACTTCAGTAAAGTTGCATTAGATACTGCAGTATTAGTGATACCAGTTGCTCCACTAAACTTTCCTTTTACATGAGCAGCATTTTGTGCTGTTAATGCAAATCCAACAGTAACATTTGTAAATGTTTGAATATCAAAAAGTTTTAAATCATATCTAGATGTTCCTACGCCTGAAATTGATTTTTGATTGTAATCATAAACTCTTGCATTTCCGATTACATTACCAGCAGTGGGCAATCCAGTAGTAGCAAGTCTTTCATCTCTCAAATCTACAAAATAAGACATTCCAAGAGTTGGAGAACCATAGACATTCTCTACTTGAATATTGTTTCCAATTCTAACTGGAACACCAATATTCTCTTTTGATCTAGTAGTTCTTGGTTTTACAACATCGATTGAAGATGTTGAAACTTTATCAATTTCATATCCCCTTACATATGCTTTACCAGGAGATACTTGAAGTGTAAAAATTTCATCTGATGCCGTATTGCCATTTTGAGTTAATTGAGTTGGAAGATATATTCCGTTATTGCCAACTCTATCATTTAGAGATTCTCTAATATCAATAGAAAATGGTTTGATATAATAATCTCCAGATTCATCATATGTTCTTCTTGCAAGTTCATCTTTGAAGATGTTATAATCTGTTTTATTGACAATTTTTTCTACAACTCCATTTTCAACACGGAGAAGTTCTACAAAATTAACATCATTATTATCATCTAATGACTTCTTAGTTAAAGTTGCAGTCAGTTTAAATCTATCAGCTCCAGGAGCAGACTCGTTTGAAAAACCTTGTGCGTTATCATAAAGATCAGGATATTCTGAAGATGCTGTTACAATTTCCTCTTTGATGAGAAGACCAACTTTATAAGATGGTTTATCAGAGTATTGATCAAGAACTACAGTAGATGTAGGTGCTTTTACAAAATAACCTCTAATAAAAAATACTCCTTCACTTAAAGATGCAGAAGAACCAATTTTTGTTGACTCAGAAACAATACATCTAGCAAATAAATTATTTGCTGCAATTGTAGTAGATGAAAAATTAATATCAGATAAAGTAATCAGATTTTCACCATCTTGAAATATTTTTGATTCTCTATCAGTTCCAGAATCACTATACTTAATATATAAAGTATCAAATCCATCCTCAGATTCGATTGCAGTCAGTCTGTTTACTACAGTTGCTTTTACACCAGAAGTTTCTCCTTGAATCTCAATCTTATTATCAACAAGATACTTTGTGTAAGAAGAAACAGGAATATCCAAGAAAGTTGGATCAATTCTTACTGCAAAGTAACTGTTATCATAAAAAATTCCACCTGGAATAACTACAGATCCTTCTTTAAAGAAGTGTTGTCCAAACTTTTCAATCTGTCCCTGAAGAATAGATTGAAGTGTAGTTAATTCTCTAGACTGGATTGGAAATCCAGGTTTGAACAGAACCTTATTATAGTTCTTGTCTTCATTGAAATCATCAAAATATGGAGAGACATTTAAATTGGTGTTCTGGGTCATGTTCTTAGAACTCTACTACGATTTTTACTTCTTCTTTTTGTGATGAGGACCTAGTGATTGGTGCTCTATTGTCAATGTAAATAATTTCACCTGAATATCTTTCAACATCTGGATTTGCTTTTCCTGAGCTGAAAGTTTGTCCTAATTCAATAAATTTGCCACCAACAGTTATGGTGTTTTGATTATCAAATGCAATATCAGGTATCAATGCGTTTCCAGTTACTGTTGTACAGGTAATTGTATTTGCAGCACCAACAAAATCAAGGAGTTTGTATCCATTATTTGCAATAGTCGATAAACCAACTGGTTGATAGTATTTTAATACTCCAGTGGTTCTATTCCATGATGCAACATAACCAACCGCAGTAGAACCAACACCAACTGTTTGTCTTATCTCTGCATTTACTGGATATAAAGTGTCGGCTGTATTTCCAGCACCAACTGGTCTCAGTTTTAATGCACTAAGATTAGTTGCGGTAGAAGTATTTATCAACTGTGTTTGACTTCCATGTACACGAGGATTCTTTACAATACCTACTCTTGAGAAAGTATTTCCAATCACATAATCAGGGTCTGCATCATACTTTGAATAGACCATGACTCTGTATGCACCAAGTTCACGGTAGATGTCATTTCCATGACCACCTTTTGGGGGAACTGGTACTTCAAATAACGCTCCAGAACCAGATGTTACTGGAGTTGATCCACCTGATGTAGTACTAAAGTTTAATAATGCTTTTGTATATCCTGTTCCACCACTTGTAACTACAACAGAAGTTACTTCTCCTCCAGTAATTGTTACTGAGGCAAGTCCACCACTTCCATCACCAAGAATAGGAACATTGGAGACTGTTCCAGTGGTTGCACCACCCTGTAGGACATATCCAGATCCTCTTGATTTAATTACTGTAGTTTCAATTTTACCTTCTATTGAGGCATTTTTGATTGATGCTGTGTTAACATCTCCCCAATTTCTTGGAACTGGAATATATTTCTCTGTAGTAAATTTAATGATGTCCGCTGGAGGAATTGTAAATAGATATTTCCATAAGTAACCATCTGAACCGTTGCCTGCAATTTGTGGAACGGTATCTACAAAATTTGGTTCGTTTAGTGATTTCTGACCAGTTGGATAATCTGGATTTGATCCATTATTTAAGCAAAGATAAACTTTATACTCAGAGTTTACAACATAAAAACGAGACTCATACAAAGTCTTTGAACTTGTCTGAGGTGCTGCATTATATACATCATAGTTATTTCTATACATGTCATAAGTAATACCTGAAGTCCAATCGATTCTAGGAACTACTCTTGCAACATCATTTGTTGTGACTCTTTTCAAAAAGAGCATAGAGTCATGATATGAATCCTCCTGTTCAAAAGAATCTTTTGGTTCTGGGGGATTTGTTGACCAATCATTCGTTCCATAATTACCAACTGAAGTATTATTTGGATTTGGATGACCCAAGAAAGTGTAATAATAATTAGCGGTCGTACCAATACCCGTCAAACTTTTTGAAAAAGTTTCCGCATTCAATATTCTAAATTGATCAGTGATTATGGCAGGCATGTCGAGCGTTTTTTTGATTATTTATACTGAATTTAGTAAGCTACTCTTAATTGTAGAAGTCTAGACACATGTGCTGATGTTTCAATACCAGCGATTCCATTTTGATTGTAGAAAGTAAATGACTTAGCAGTAGATACAGATCTAGTTCCTGTATTTATAGTGCCCCAACTATATGTACCAAAAGTTCCTGAATTTGGTTGATTTGCAGTATTAATTCCTGCAAGAGAATTAACATTAGCAGATACACGAATTATTGAAGACCCAATAGAAGTAACTTTGCTTGCATAATAAACATTATCAACAAAATTAGTACTAATAGCAACAACAGAATTTACATCACCTACGATTGATGTAACTCCTGCACCAAGAGTAGTATTTCTAATTACAAAGTAGTCTCCTGCGGTGATACCTGGTCTTGAAACTTTACCTGCAGGAGCAGCACTATCATAAATTACATCACTTGGTCGTAAATCAAATTCAATCATAGGTGTTGTAGTGTTAATGCCACTTGTACTAGCACCAATGCTGGTAATCACACCATAATCACCAGAATAAGTAACATTCTTAAATTCTTCTACAACTACTGTAGTTCCAACGCCAACTACTCTAACATCATTCAATGTTTGACCAAGATTATCTACATTTTGGAATGCCCAAGAATCATTGATGTACATCTTAGTAGAAGTTTCATCGAAAGGAGCAATAAGATTACTTGCTGGGAAATATTGTGGTTCAAGATAATCTCTTTCTTTGGAGATAACAATACCATCAATAATTAAGTCAGAAGTCTGCTTAGTCCACTCTACGGGTCTCTTAAATGTAGAATCAGTTACAATACCAACACCACCATATGTTTCGGTTTCTACAGTATCAGAAGCAATCAATTCATAGATGATTCTTTGATCTTGTGAGAAAATGTTACCTTGTCTTTGTAATCTAAGTCTATCGCCAGGTTTGATAGATTCATCGACATCAATTTCTCTAAAGTCAGAAGCAGAACCTGTATAGAAATAAATTTTAAAATTACTTCCAAACTTTGGTGCTTCTCTAAATTCTAATCTTGTGCCACTTGTAAATACATAATCAACATTTGGTTTTTGTAAGACATCATTTAAGAATATCAACAGATTGTTAGCAAGTATGATTCCAGAACCTTGTTGTGCCACAATACTGTAATATTCTTTATTAGTTTTTGTTCTAGTAAGTAAGAATGATTTTTTGAAACCATTGAACTGATTACTAAAATCATCCAGTTCAATAAGTTGACCAAATGCCCAACCTGCAAATTTATCTTGATACTTATTGACAACAGTTACCACAAAATTGCTTGTTCCGATACCTACAGTGTTGAATGGAAGACCAGATAATGTGAGTACATCATTAACTTCATAACCAGATCCTCGATCTGACATTTTAAAATTAACAATACTTCCTCCAGTACCAACTACAACATCCATCTTAGCACCTGATCCATTTCCACCAACAAGATCTAAGTTTGTATATGGCGCAGGGGCATCTATAGTCACTAAAGGTGGATTAGCAGTACTATATCCAGATCCACTAGTTGCAATAGTGAAAGAGGTTACAACTCCAGCGAATACATTTGCAATCACAGACGCACCGATACCAACTCCAAGAGTATCCGCGATAGAAACTCTTGGGGCGCTCAGATATCCAGATCCACCAGTAGAAAGACCAATAGACTGAATTGAACCACTAGAAACAGATGCTACTGCAAGTGCTTGTCTTGGAACTTGATATCCACTACCAATACCAACTGAGAACTCATTAATAATTCCTCCCTTTGGTAAATCCCCATTTGGTCCAGTTCCAGTAAAGTCAATTGTTTGTCCAACACCAGTTATCTGATAATCTGACTTCTGAATTGATCCAACATCACCATAGAATGGTTTTTGGAAGATGTTATCGATAAGAATAGCGCCAAATGAAGAACTGATCCCAGTAACTGTTTGCCCATTCTCCTTGAGATCAAACTTATCTGTAGATCCATCAAACTCTTCAGAAATATCATCAAGAATCTTATTTGTGGTGTAATCTAATCTATAGTATGCTCTACCTGAAAATGTAGATCTGGTAGTCAAACTTCCAATGCCAGTTGGACCATAAGGAACATCGGTGAAGTAAAGTTTACCATGATCAATTCTATAATCACCAGAAAGAACTGTAGTTGCAGCACCTACAGTATGTGCAGCAGCGACTGTTCCCATTTGTCCACGAATGACCGCAAGTCTATTTGTCAATCCAACTCCAACTAATTGAACTTTTAATATTTCATCTTCAATCTTAATAAGAGACTTACCTTTGATATTTGAGATATCATTTACTGTTACTGTGGTTGATCCGATTCCTACTGCTTGTGAAAGTCCGATACTTACATCCTTTCTGGCAACAGGACTTTGAATAATATTATCAACTGTGATAATTGATCTAGAAGTTGCAAGGTCACTTGGAACTGCAAGACTATGTGTAGATCCAATTCCAGTTACAGACATAAATGTAACTGCTGTTCCTGCGGATGCTTCAGAAGAACCTATGGCAAGTTTGAATTGATTATCGGTAACTTTTATAGCAAATACTGCACTAGGTAGTTTGTCAGTTGCAGCAATACCAATTCCTGGTGAACTGGTAGTGTCAATTCCAATAACTGTACCAGTATTTTGTGACTTATTAGTTGGAGAATATAAAAGTCTTTCTCCAGTATTGAAATTATGACGAGGAATTGTTATAGTGTTGGTTGATGTATTGATAGATGCTGGATCAAATGTATGATAGAATACAGTGTCTCCACCAGTTGCTATTGAGAATGTTGACATTCCAACAATACCGCCACCAATACTTGTAGTATATCCAGTAAACTGTGGACTGATGTCATCAATCATCAGAACCTTATTTGTGATTGATTCATTGTAGTCAGTGATTACTTTAGAATCAAATATGATGAACTTGGACAGATTTGCTACATTTGTATCTTCTGATGCAAGGTCATAGAACATTCTGGTATGTACAGATGCACTACTTGGAATTACAATATCAAGATCAAGTTGAGTATCTGTGATGCTCATTCCAACTCTGGTTCCAGCACCATTAAGTACTTGAAGATCTGAGAAATTTTTATATCCAGAAGTGTGATCTAAACTATTAACAGATTCTTTCCAGTGCTCATACGCAACTTCACCACGAATACTATATGCAAATCTTTGATAGTAATCACTATCATGAATGTGTTGAAGAGACGAATTTAACTTACCGATATCATCTTTCCATTCACTTACATCTTCTACCGTACTACCAACATTTAGATCGAAATCAAACTCAAATACATCTTCAACGGTTGCTTTAAAGTTTCCAACTTGTCCTCTAATAATATCTCCTTTTTTGAAAGGTTCTGAAACTTTTTTAACTTTCAATGTTTCAGTTTGTGGATCCCATCCATTCAATGCGACAAGTCCAGATGCATCTCCATTGTTTACAATGATCTTCTCATTTTCTAAGAATTGAACTTTTCCAAATTCTGGAGTGAATACTGCTAACTCATCTGCTTTGATAACTCTACCAAATGAATTTGTTGCATCAAATGATCCTCCAGTAGATCCAATTCCTGCAATTGAGTATGAAACACTTTCAGTTCCAGATATAGTGTTAATTCCAGTTACAGTAAAGTAACGATAGTCATAATCACTAGAATTATAACCATCGGCAGAATTTGTAATTTTGATATTTTCAACATAAATTTTATCATTAATTGCAAATGGGAATGGATTTGCAGTAGTAAATCCAGCGTTAGGTGCTCTAAGTGAAAGAGTATTTATTGCTAAATTCGAAACAGCATTAGTTACTCTAACACCATTAGAGTTAACTGTTGGAACGATTCTAAGATCTTCATTCAGATTACTATCATTTGAAACAATCTCAACATCAAATACTGAACTACTCTGAAGAATTGTTCTTGTTTGGATATTTGAATTTCCAATGGCAACAACAATTGGAGCAGAAGTATAATTTCTTCCACCAGTAGTAATTCCAATTGACCTTAAAGTCAAAATATTTTTTAGTTTTAGGATTACATTAGAATCTGCTTTTGGTGCGAGAGTTTTATCCTCAAGAAACTCAATTCCCTGTTCAATTACTTTATCATCAATAATTTGACCAATCTCTGATGTATTGACTTTTAAGATTGCAGCAGATCCAGTAGTTGATGCTATTGATGTTACAATTGGGAGTCCTTTCAAATATTTTCCAGGATTGACAACCTTAACTGAATGTATTCCTCCTTGCTCAAAAGAAGAACTTGTGGAGTAGAATGCACTGCTAAATCCTGCAGAAGTATATGAAGTTGTTTCCGCACTTCCAACTAAGGTGAAATTAAATGTGGTAGAACCGACTCCTGTAATTCTATGCTTTTTGTTATACTTGGATTCGACTACAGAAATGTTTGAATAAAAATCCACATCAGTATCAGCCGATGATGGGTAAGTATTTGTATACTTTATTCCATCTCCTTCAATTCTGTAGAACAATTCTTTTGGAAGATTTTCTGAAACATCGATACTAATTACTGTAGATGTATTTGAATTTCCAAATGTTCCAACTTTTCTAATTAAAGTAGACTCATATCTAGATTTGAATTTCTTATCAGTGTAGAAATTAATATCATAATCGATAAGACTTGGATGTGAAGCAGCGATAGAAACCTTTCCACCTTTATAAAATTCTAATCTAGGATTAACCTTAGATATTTCATGTGTACCATGACCTTGATTAGAAATTGTGATATTATCATAAGGGAATTTTGAAATATCTGCTTTGCTATCAGATAATTTAATTTTATCATCAGATATTTTAATTACATAATATTCTCTATTGTCTTGTAATGGAGTTGCAATACCAACAGAGTTAGTATAGATTACAATATCTCCAGTTTCAAAATCATGCCCTTCAATGGTGATTTCTGATGTTGATCCAATAGCAACCGCAGTAGAAGCAAAAGATACAGGATTGACTACAAGTTTTTTCAGAGCACTATTGAATTTAAATGTATATTCTTGTGTTCTGCTAGGAGTTACATTCAGTCTAACTTCATCTTTTGCTTTTAATGTATGCTGGGTATCAAGAACAACTTGTGCAGATACTTTTTTAGCAACAGCAGTAAGATTTTCTTTTTCTACTTCAAATGAATGATTGGTCCCATTTGAACCAGTAAAGTAAATGTAAGAAGAACTAGCGACTCCAGCCTTTGATGTCGTAATACCAACAAAGTCTTTTGCAAATTTTACCGTATATAATGATGATGCAACATCATTAAGCAGGAAGGTATTAGTGAGAGCAAAATTTGGAGATGCAAAAATAGATCCACCAGCAGAAACATATTCTACTTTATCGCCAGTCTTGAATCTATGATTTGGCAGATATATTGCTCTAGGAGGAATGGAAACTGTAACATTAGTGCTACCAGCAGTTCCAACCACAACAGAACTATATGTTGTTCCAATTCCAACAGACTTTGGTGCATCAAATGTTTGTTTGTACCCTAAATCAATATTTTTATTTTCTAACTTAGTTCCGAATTCAAATGTAAACCGTGTTGGAACTTTTTCTACTGCAACACCATTATTGTGAGCAGATGCTGTGGTATTATTATGTGATCTAGTAACTTTATAATTGTTATTCACTAAATCAACATTAGTAATTAACATTTGCTCATTGCCAACCTTGATCACATCACCCGTAGTAAATTTACGAGTAATTGTAGTTTCTGATAATTGAATTGAAGTGGAAAATCCAGTAACAGTGGTTGCAGCAATACCAGCGGAAAGTGTAGTAGAAACAGTGGTTATACCAACAGTTCTAAATCCTTCAATATTTTTATAAAGTGATGAAGAAATACCAGAAATTTCTACAATATCAGAATCCACAAATCCATGAGGTAATGTAGAAATTCCAGTTATTGTGTTATCCTTAACAGATAAAATTATATTTTCGACTACGGAATCAGTTGTTATTATTGAGTCAATATTTTTTCCAAGAATCTCTTCAATTTCAGCATCAATAGATGTATCGGAAAGATTTATTTGTGCTCCAACTTTGTAATTTTTTCCAGAATTTTCTATAGTAATAGAATCAATTCTAGAACTCTTTACTGCAGATACTTCAACATGCGATCTAGATTCTAAAATTTCGGACAGGAATGGATAATCTCTAGAAGGATCATTCAATCCCAAATGTGATACATTTCTCTTGTAATCTCCACTATTCAAATAATTATCTAATTGATTAACTGATAAATCATAATTAAATTCATCGGAGTGATTGTAATGAGATTTAGTGATATATGGATATGCAAGATTTCCATTAACATCTAATGTTGAGAAATATGCATATGTTCCATTTGGAAAATCTGAGTTTACAAGATATCTACCATTATATTCATCAAGATCACCACTTGCTTTATAGACATAATCTTGTGCAAAATATCCATTAGCGAAACCAGGTGGTCTTAAATCAGGTGTTGTGACTACATCTACCTCATAACTTGAATATATTTTCTTAATACCACCAGTTCCAGTATTATCAGGAATTGCTTTTCCATTTCCATATGGACCATAGATTGGATTTCCATCATATGCCCAACCAATAATTGGAGAGTGTGAAAGTCCTGTTGTTTTCTCTGCTAATGTCCCTCCACCTTGAGTAACAATATTGTCACTCAGTAAATTACGATAAAACTTACCTGGATAGAACGAAACTAATTTATTTTGTCTAGATGATGTAGTAGACTTAATTTGAACTAAATCCTTGTACAAAGAATTACTCAGTACATTAGAGTATCTTTGAATGTTATTAATTTTCCACTCATGAATTTCAGAATTTAGTTTTACATCCTTTCCTGTTGGAATAACTTCAATAACTGTATTATCATCATATCCAGTTCCTCCATTAATAATCGTAATTGCAGTAATTACGCCATCAACAGTAGTTGCAGTCAGTTCTGCAAGTCTTCCTTTTCCGACAACTCTTACAGTTGGTGGTGTAGTGTATTCAGATCCTCCATCTGCAATATAAATGCTTTGAATTTTTCCTGCAGAAACTAAAGGTCTAATATCAGCATCTTTTCCTGTAAGAACTTTTACTTGTGGAGTCTTATTGTAATTTACAATATTAGTTGAACCATATCCAATTCCGCCAGAGCGTATAAAGACACTTTCAAGACCACCACGCACAACTGGAGTTGCAGTAGCATTGTAATATGAGGGAACACTGGTAGTTTCTCCTACAGATACCAATCCATTTATTGTGACTACAATATCAGGATATTTGAAAGTATGTGTTCCTACTCCAACACTAGAAAGATCAGCATATATCTTATTATCGTAATTTACACTAGTAATACTAGATGCTGTTCCTGCTTCACTTAACTTAAATCTGTGATTATCTAATACAGTTACTTTATAGTACGATGTTGTTGCTAATCCTGTTATGGGAGTTCCATCTACAGAGTATACTACATTATCACCACTCTTGAACTTGTGGTTTCTTGCATAGATGTAATTGTTTGCAGTATTGACTCCAACAAAAGATGAGAAAATATCTTTTTGATCTGAAGGCGGCCAAGCAATACCATCAACAATTACTTTTTTGTTGGAAAAGTCATTACTACTTTCATTTACAACAATTTTATCAATTACTTTTCTAATTTGTCTTGATCTCAGTGTATGGTCTTGATTACCAAAAGCATTGAAGTCAATCAGATTAGTTTTTGCTAAAGCATCTGCTTTTGAAGTTGCAAGAGAATATGATGTATTATCATGCTTTGCAATAAAGTAAATCGCTCCAGATGAAAGTCTATCAGTAGAAAAACCAACTGCAGTACTACCAATACCAACAGGTGTTCCACTAGCAACATATGTGACTTCTTCACCATCTAAGAACTTATGTTCATTTGTAATTGTTACTCTATCAGTTAAAAGATTTACATTGAAATCTGTAAATGATGATGAATGGGTAAATCCTCTCAGTCTTGCTTCACAAACAGATGAAGAACCGTTTCCACCAGAAATAGTTACAGATGGTGTTTCAATATAGTCAAATCCAGGATTTGTTAAAGTAATCCCTTCTATTGATCCTTCAAAGTTTCCGTGAACTACTGATCCAGATCCAATAGTATCTGCAACAGAGACTTGTGGTGCATTTATGATATCGAATTCAGATCCAGAATTTAATATGTTAACTTGTTCAATTTGACCATAAAAAATTGCATCTGAAGAAATTGGAGA